CCTCCCCGGGCGGCGTGGCGGTCAAGGATCGGCGCGGGATTATTTCCTGGAGAACATACATCAGCAGCCCGCTCCGTCTTTCGTTCACAAGCACGTCGGTTCAACCAGACCCGAAGGTGCCGGAAAAAATCCTGTGCCGACCACACTGGCGATACAGGCTTCTTCAGCCTGGATCGTCCTTGACGGCCACGGGGGAGGGTGTCCCTCCCGAAACGCTCTTAATGACTGCCACAGGCAGTGCGCCGCCTGCGGCGCTCCTTCGATGGCTACAGTCCATCAACTGCATCCGGTGATGCCGCGGCGTGCTACCAGTCCGTCGAGTGTCGAAAGGGCCGGGCGCTGAAACCGGGGCTTGACCCCGCTATCCACCGGCAAGTTCGTCTCTTCGATCCATGGATGATCTGCGTTCCTCGTTGCCCGTGGATAGCCGGGACAACCCCTACGTCCGTGCTTGCGTCATGGATCGTGATCCGACAGGACGGCTCGCACGGTCTGGTCCGCATAGCGAAGCCTGAAGGATCGGAGCATTTATGATGCGATCCGATTGGCGAAGGTTGGCGGGGCAGGGCGGGTGTGCCGCGCGCTTTAGCGCGTAGAGCCTGATCGGCAGAGCCGAGACGCCCTACATCTCTGTTACAGAGATAGTTCATGCAGTGTTTAGAACAAAGAGTGAATACGGTCCTGCGGAATCCTCTCCCCAGATCTACCGCTTACAATCACTATCGAGAGTATAGTGACCGTGAAAACGAAAAGAGGGCAGGGCGCTTTATGCGCTCTGCCCTCTGCCTGATTGGGGGCGGCGGATGCCGCCCCCTGAGGCTGTCAGGCCTCATCGTCGACGAGGCTGTCGTCGGCGTCCTTCGGCTGGTGGGGTTGGACAAGATATGCACCGTTTTCGTTCCGTGGAGCTTGTCGAGAGCCGAGTCCGTCAACCGGGTTCGGTCCGCCTTCTTGGTGTACGTCGCGGCTTGCTGTGTGCCGCTGTGTGCGAGGAACGCTCCGATCTCCCGTTCACTGGCGCCAGCATTCGCCAGCCGCGTAGCTGCGGCTTTCCGAAGGCCATGCAGAGACCCTTGAGCGATACCGGCTTGCCGAACGCGGCGGGTGAACCACTGCGACAGCGCCCTGGGCTTGAACGGGCGACCATTGTGATCGAGGATGAAAAGCATCTGATCGACTGGCACTTGCTCCAGCTCGACCGCCAGCTCATGCTCGATGCGTGCGTCCCCATCCTGTTCGGTCTTGCCACGTCGATACTTGATCCGACCGCTTTCGATACTTTGCCGCCCCATGCGCGTCAGGTCTTGGCGGGCGGCACCTGTGTTCAGGGTAAGCTCCAGAACAAGGCGCTCCCTCGTGCCGGATGGATAGGCATCACGAAACCGTTCAATATCCGCGTCCGTCCATGTGTAGAAACCGTCATCATTTTCACGATGCTTTTCAGAAACGCGCGCCGGGTTGTTCGTCATCAGCTCCAAGCGGATCGCGTAGTGGAATAGGGCAACCATGCGCTTGCGGATGTTGTTGGCGGCTGACGGCCCGCCTTTCTTCTGCATCAAGTTTTCGACGTGCTTGAGGGTGAACGACGCAAAGGGCAGATCGCCGATGTACCCAAGTATCCACTCAAAATCGTAGCTCTGGTGGTGCCGCGTCGTCTGGCGCAGGTTCTGGAATTTTGGGGAAGCGCGGTAGCTCTGAATGAGCCAGCGGAAGGTGCTAGGATTCAGGCGGGACAGCTTGTCGTCTTTCCCGTCCGGGCGTCGGCCCGATCTTGCAATCTCGTATTCGCGGATGAACTCTTCGGAGCCGTACTCACCTTTCAGGTAGCACTTGACCTTTGTGCTACGAAACCGCCAGCGGCGCTTGCCGTGGCGGTCTGTAACGGGGGTGACGCCCGGATATGGGTTCTTGCGCTTCATCGGTCGAAGATCGCATCACACGGGTTCTCGTGCCCGCCGCCTTCTTCTGGCAACTCGACAAAAGCCTCCTCGACCCGCACCCGATCCCATAGCTTGCGCGTGCCGATCCTCTTGGGCCGAGGCATCCGGCCATCATTCACCATCACGTCGAAAGTGCCGACGCTCACGCCGACCACTGCCGCCGCTTGCGGGCGTGACAGACCGCGAGGGGGGAGGGAGAGAGGAAGCGGGGAGATAGTGGCATCGCTCATCGATCACCCTCCCCATCATCGTCTTCCAAATCGGCGAAAACTGCGGAGTGCAGATCGCCGCCCTTGCGGTTGATCGTGAAGCCCGGCTTGAGGGCTTCAATCCGGTCGAATGTTTCCTCAATGACGGCATCGAAGCGAATCAAGGAATACGCGAGCAGACTGGAAGTCAGTTCGGTGGGGTCCATCGACACATTGAAGGGCTTCACCGCCCAAAATCCGGCTTCCTTGAAGACCACGATAAGTGCGCCTTCCTCTTGGCTATACCGATACTCCGGTTCGGTCGCGAGGTCGCTTGCACGACGGTTCACAGCCATCAGGAAGCCCGGCTTTGATCCGAAGAAGTCGAGACCGACACCACAATCGGTCATGCGCCCCATCATTGCGAAAGTGACGGCGTCCCGCGTCGTGTACTGGCGCTTCCGCCCGCGTCCGGTATGAAAATCGCCCTGCGGGACAACGAAGTTGCGATCTACCCAATTCTTGACCTGCGAGGGTGTAATCTGGGCGAGGGATGCGACTTCGGCACTCCCGAAAAGCGGCACATCAAGGTTGCGCCAAAAGCGCGAGCGGTATTCTTCCAGCTTATCGAGAACGCCCAGTTCTTTGGCGCGGGCCGTCAGACGCGCCTCGTTTTCAACCGACCATGCTTCATGCTCATCGCGCATACGGTGGAACTCTTCCCACTCCTTACGCTCTTTCTCTGGATCGTCGCTCCAGACCTTATGTTCATGAGATGGCATGTGATGATGCTCGTTTGATCTTTCCTGATTAATCAATAAGGATCGGTTGAGCATCATGTCAAGCGGTATGACGTTTTGCATCCTGCTACGCTGCGCCTGTTTCGCGCTTCCACATGCGATCAGGCTCAACTACGTCGCCGAGATACCAGTACCGCTCTTTCACATCCATTTTGATCCACGCGGTTCCGCTTTCGTCAGGCGGGCCGGTGCGATCAACTGCGACCATTACATCGCCAGTGACGCCGCCCCGTCGCTGCGACTCGCCAGCGTGTAATTGCCATGTGTTCGCACCATGCTTTGCCGCGAGCGGCTGCATGGCTTCGCCAATTTCCTCGAATACGTGTTTCAGGCGGTGCATCGGGTCGCACTGCCGATGATAGACGACGACCTTGAACCGTTCGGACAGGGTGGCAAGCTGGCTCAACACGCGGTCGCGATCCGTGCGGGACAGGCCGCGTGTCGCCGCGTCCAGCAGATCGAGCGACAGGCCGGTTTCGACGGCGCAGCGCAACAGGGCGTCGAGTTGGTCGTCTTGGTCAGCGAGGGCTGGAAGAGCCATCACGGGCACGGCTGGCAGGGTCGCCAGTAGCGCGCGGCGGGTTGGTCGGATAGAGTCATGGGTAGCCATGGTTCGCACCTCATATGCGGTTCAGGGTTAGGCCCGGCTTGATGTTCGCGCATCTTGTCGGGCCGTATGTAGTGACAGTAGTTACGCATCCCTATATGCATGTGTCAACACTGTCACTACACCAGAGCGAATGGATAGACCTATGACATTTCAAATGCGGAACATTGACGACTTCCTGTCCGAAGTTGACGAATGGAGGCGTGAGCAAAAAGTTATCCCATCACGCGCTGAAGCAATACGATACCTAGTTCGTAAAGGGCTAGAAGTTGAAAGAGGGAATAAGGATTAATTATGCTGCATAAAATTCTGGGAATAGGAAATCATGTCTCTGATGATTCTTTTGGAATTATCGAAAGAGAAATAGTTAGGGATTTGAATAAAGGTCTAAATATTGGGGAAACTCAGGAAATTACTGTAGATGCTGCCTATATCGTTGATCATGAAAATGGCAAAAGGCCCGTGCGCGACCACAAAGGCGTTTGGATTATCAGGAAGGATGCTGTTTACAGTGATCATGATGTTTCAGTCTATCACGCTGAATTAAAAGAGAGCATTTAGTTGTGAGTTAATGCAGCTTTAATGTCCGCCCGTCCCGTCCCGTCCCGTCCCGTCCCGCGAATCCAGCGGTTTCATTCCGAATATCGGCGATGTGCTGTGCTGGGATGCATCGGGCGATCATTACAAGGTCACGGCGCGATACTTCGAATACAGCAAGTCAGCCTGTGCAATTATGGTGGAGCCATGCACCGACAAATTCCCACAGGCTTGATAAACGCGCGGCCCCTGGCGAAAAGACTTAACCGGTGCCGCGCTGCGGGTGTTTTACGGCACCGCCCGCTGGCCTATCGCGCCCTTGAAAACCACCAAGGGCGCAATTCCTATTGCTCCCAATCCACCAGCTTGAGAATCGGCCCCGGATCGATCCCGGCTTCCTGCGCCTCCGCCAACGCCTTGATCGTCGCCGTGACGGCGCGGGCGCGGCCCCCGGCATCGAAGGCTTGCAGCGGGCGCATCACATCGAGCGTGACGGCCCCGCCCAGCTTCGCCGATGCCTCGCCCGCGATCCCGACCGCAATCGGCATCAGCATCCATTGTGCGAGGTGGCGTTGCGCCTCCCGGATCACTGGCCCCGTCGCGGCGGTTCCGTGAAAGGCCGGTAGAACGCCGAACGCCATCGACACGGCGGAGCGGGCGCGGTCCAGCGTCTCGACCACCATCGAGCGCGACAGGTCGGGCGTCACGTCCTGGGGCTTCCAATCGGTCTGGGGCGTCGGCCCGCCGGTCGCCGTGACCGCCACGGACTCGCGCAGCATCACGCGACCGCGTTGCCCTCGGAACCCGCGCCCGATCTTCTCCATGTCGGTATCGGGCGATTCGGGAAACGGCACGATTTGAGAGCCGAGCGGGGCGGTGTCATAGACCTCGCGCAAGCCGTCCTCGACCGCCACCAGCATCCCCGCCGTGATGCTGGCACGGCGCAGGGGAGGGGTGCCCGCCCATGGCGTGATCGGGTCGGGCGCAAGGCGGAAGTGCAGCACCTCTTGCGCCAGCGCCGTGCGGGTCGATCCGCCGCCCGCGTCGGACGTGGTGACGCGGTACGCGGTCGGCTCGCCATCGCGGGTCCGCACATCCCAATCGCTGCACGGTATGAGCCGCGTGTCGCCGATCAGGAACACCGCTTCGCCGCGCAGGGCCAGCGCCCGCGCAGTCATGGACAGGACGCCGGGGGTCAGCATGTCGGCCCCGGTCACGTCCGCGAGGGACAGCCCGCCCTCCCATAGCGTGATGCAGGACTGCGCCGTCGCCGTCAGCTCGCCCACGCCGTTCCGGCCGGAAACGAAACTGTCTCGCGCGGCGATGATTTGCGCGGTGTAGCCGGTGCCGCTGGATCGGGTCTCGACGGGTGCCTTGCGCCAGAATTTCAGGTTCATGTCAGTCTCCGATAAGGGCGCAACAGGTCGCCAGCACCGGACAGGCGCAGCGCTTGCGCGGCATAGGCGCGGGGGCGTTCGCCACCTTGATCGCCTTCGGTCTTGAAGGTCGCGAGCATGTCCAGATGCTCCGAAGCATTGCCGAGCAGGAACGAATGGAGCCGCCGCCACGCTTCCTGCACGTCGTCGGGCACGTCGGACGTATCGCCCGCCGTGCCGGTGATGCGATAGGTGCCGTCGTCCAACTCGAACCCGTCGAGCGGGGAAGGGGGCAGGGTGGTGCCCTCCCATCCTGCGCCGGTCCAGCGATCCGTCGCCGTGACGGTGAAGGGCGACAGCCGCGCCTCCCACTGCCCCGGACCCTCGACCGTGTAGACGACCGACCGCGACCGCCAGCGGGTCGTGATCCATCGCTCGATCATGCGCCAGACCACGGCGGGGGCGACGACCGGATCGTGTGCGTCCGGCATGTCGTCTTCCCACATCGCCGCGCGGGGATAGCGCGTCATGTCCGGCCATGCCGCCGGGGTGCCCTCGATCTCTTTCAGCGTCACCGCCATGTGTAAGCCCTCCGCTTCGGTGCCGAGGCTTCCGGGGCATCCCAGTTGCGCGCCTCGATTTGCGAGGTCGGATAAGCGGGGCGGGTGACGACCGACAGCTCGAACAAATCCGCGCGCCGGATGCTGCGCAAGATCCCGGTGCCCTCACGCCCGACCGTCGCGCCATCCTTCGGCACCCGGAACCCCGGCGACAGACCGACGACCAGACCCGCCTCGATCATGGCGAGGGCATCGCGCCCGTGCGAGGTCTCCGCGATGGCCGGGGCGATCCGCGCCTCGAATGTCAGCGCCTCGTCGCCGTCCTCGACCGTCAGCGATCCCGCCGCCCGACTGGCGAGCGGTTTCGCAAAGTCATGCGAGAGCAGGAGGTGAACGTCCTCGCCCGCATCGAGACGGGCCGCAAAGGCCCGCCCCTCGATCACTTCGCGGCGTCCCGGCGCAAGGTCGGTAGCCGCGCTGTAGGGGAACCGGCCCGCGATCACGCGCGTACCGTCTCCCCCTTGGCGGATTTCGAGGCCGCCGCCCCTTGCGCCGTAGAGCATTACTGGATGCCCGTCAGCACTTCGGACTGGACGCCACGCGCGACCGTGATGTCCGCCGTCGTGATGCCGGTGATGCGCAATCCGCCCGACTGTGCGTCGGAGAACGGATCGCGGATCATATCAACACCGCCCCAAATGCCGACGAAGGCCGGGGAGAGACCGCCCGCCGTCGTCGTCATCAGCGCATCGCTTTCCGCCGGATCGCCCGCCGGGGCATCAAGCGCATTCGTCGCCAGAACGATGTTGCCCGCGCCCACCTGACTGACCAGCCGGTCCCATTCGGAAACTGCCGTGCCCGCGATCAGCGCCGCATCCATTGCCGCCCAGACTTCGGGGCGGATCATCAGGCGTACCGATCCCGCACCCATGGCGGTATGCGCAACCATGAACCGGACGACCGCCGCACGGAACGCGGCCCAGCTCGCCGCCGCATCCACGGGCGTTACCGTGATGCCGTAGGTTCCGGCCCCTGCGATGATGCCGAGCGGCTCCCCGTTCGCACCGCTGCCCTGAAACACCGCCCGGTCAAGGCCGGTCTGGATGGCCGACTGCATGTCGCGGCGAACCGCCTGTTCAAGCCCCGCGCCGGTCTGCTTAAGCGCCTTGCGCGTAAGGCGCATCTGGACGCCGAAATTGTGATCGGGCGACAGCGCCTTATCGACGGTCTGGAACACCTGCGGCCCCGCGACATTCGCCGTCTCACCATCAGCCCAGCCCGCCGTCGCGCCCGAAGTCGTGACCGGCCACTCGGTGCTGCCCTGGGGAATGGCAATCGTCTGGACGCCCATCCGGGCCGCGACCGTCGAGGCGAACAGGCGATCCACGATAGGCCGCGTCGTCAGGGGGTCGGGGGTGCCCGCCGCGACCGTCTCCCCGGCGCGGATTTCGAGGGCTTCGAGAGGAACCGGAACGCCGCGATAGCCCCCTGCCGAGCGCATCTCGGAGACGATCTCCGCCGTTGCACCGTCAAGCGCGCGGCCCTCATCGAGCGCCAGAACGACCTGCCGCATTTCGAACCGACCGAGGATTTCGGCCCGTTCGGTGTCGGAACGGGTCTCCAGTTCGGCACCGGCCTCCCGGCGCTCCTCGTCTTCGGCGATCAGTGCCGCACGGTAGCGGGTTTCGTTGCTGCGGTATTCCGCATCGAGGGTTTCCATCGAGCGGGTTTCGTCTTCGCTCGGCTCCGGCTTGTTCGCCAGCGTGGCGAGTTCCTGCCGGATTTCCGACTGGCGACGGGCGATCTTCACAGAGGTCAGCATAGAGGTTCCTTTCGGGGAGAGGTCGTTTCAAGTTCGCGGATGGCCTCGCGCCACCGTTCGCGTTTCGGATTCACGGGGGTCAGCCCGATTTCGAGGCGCGTCTTGCGCGAGTGGCAGGACGGGCAAAGGGATTGAAGGTTCGTCGGCTCATAGGCGAGGACCGGGCTGTCCCTAACCGGGATGACGTGATCGACTTCGAGCCGCCCCCGCGCCTTGCACGCGACACAGGCGAACCCGTCGCGGCGCAGGATTTCGAGGCGCAGGGCTTTCCAGCGGCGGGTTTTCGTGACGCGCCGGGAATGTCGCCGGTATTGCTTACTCACGCCCACATCGGTGCCCTCCCGCCGGGTCGGGTTCGTCCGGTCTGGCGCACCCCTTCGGCGATGGCGATCACCGCCGCCGCCGCCGCATCGATCCGGCCCGTGCTGCGCGCCTTCGCGAGTTTCGCATTGCCCGCCGGGTCCAGCAGGACGACCGCATCGGAGAGGGCCGAGCGCATCAGCAGGGATTGCGAGCATCGGACGCGATCCTCGAACACCGCGCGGCGGAACCGCTCCACGTCTTCGCCACCGTCGCGGAAGCCCATGCCTCGCCACACGACCGGCACGCGGATGCCGATGGCATCCATCGCTTCGCCCAGCTCCGCTTGCTTGTATCGATCGGCAACAAGCGCCGTGACGGTCTCGCCCTCGACGTGCTTGAACACATCCGCGATCCAGTCGCGCGGCGGCACCGTTTTCTGACCGAGGACGGCCAGCTCGCCCCGGTCCTGCATTTCGCAATACCGACTGCCGACGCCATCACGCTCGCCACGATTGAGCAGGGACGGGGTGTTCGGAAACCAGCCGCGCGCTTCCATCCGCCCGGTCTCCGGCCAGTAGAACGACGCCGCGCTCATCGAGGCCGAACCGCCCAGATCGATGCCGACGACAACGCCGCCGGAACGCGGGGGCAGGGTGTCGGTTTCGGTCGTCAACCATTCGTCGATGGTCAACAACAAATCGCGGCTTTCACCGGAAATGCGCTCGTTTCTGTTGTAGAGCCGGAACGAATTGAGCGCGTGCCCGCCCTGTGCAATCGCCCGCTCCGCCTGTGCCGCCAGCCATTCTGGCTTTGCCCCGATACCGACCTTCGATCCGGGATTGGCGAGCAACAGCGATTCCAGATCGTCAGCGGGCAAGCCGGGGGAGGGCCGATGCTCTTGGACGAACGAACCGGGAGGCGGATTATCGATCCAGCGTGAGAACGGGTGCGCGTCGTCCGCCGCCGAGGTTGAAATAATCAGCGCACGACCGGCCCGCTTGCCGAGACCCGTCAGGATGGCGTCTTCGAGAGCATCGCCCTTGTCGGCTTGCCAGTGCCCGCGCTCATCCATGATGCAGAAGGTCGGGGAGGTGCCCAAAACGCTTTTGCCGTCCGCCGCGACCGCGCGCAGGACGTGCCGTCCGCCGTCGCCCTGGTATTCGATTTCGAGGCGGGGAGACCGGCGGAAAATCAGTTGGGCGCGGATGCCGATAGGCAGGGACTCGCACAGACCCACGCAATAGTTGTAGACGATCCGGGCTTGGTCTCGCGTCCTCGCCGCAAGAAGAATTTCCCGTGCAGGTTGCGTGTCCCGAACACCCAGCAGGGCACCCAGCCCCATGCCAGCCGAGAGGGCGGATTTACCGTTACCGCGACCGACCGACAGGACCGCAATGGAGGTTTTTGCCTTGAGGGCACCACGTACAAAATCCCGTTGAAACTTGGCCAATTTCAGCGGTTTTCCGGCGTTTTGGCCCTCTGGAACGCGAAGTGAGGTCAGGAAGGCGACACATTGGCGATCCGCCCGGACCCGACGCCCGGAATCGTCCAGCGCGCGAAAGATGTTGTTACCCTCCCCGGTCCCCCCGTCTCCAGAGAAAAGGGGCATTGGGACCATTTCTGACTTGCTCGACCTTGTGCTCATCTCAACTGCCTGTTCTCTTTCGTTTTCTTCTAGTTCTTCGCCGGGGTTGCACCGGCATCGAGACGAAATCGGATGTAGTCGTAGACCTCACCGAGAGCTTGATCGTCGCCGTCTGGTGGCGGCATTTTCAATGGAACCCAGTAGGCGACCGATGCGCAGTCGCGCCGGGTGTCTCGCTCATCCCGGCTGTCCGCCCATACCGACAGACACGGGGCGCTCCGCCTATCCAGCCACTCACGCCAGCGCGTTGCGTAGAAGCTACCGCGCAGTATCCAGTCGCCTTCCGCCATCATGCGGCGCTCCGGGTTGAGTGAAGGTCTCGGGCTTGCAGCCACTGCGATACCCGACGCCCGCTCTCGCGATCACCGGGGGGCCATTGCAGGGGCAACAGATAGCCCCGGCTTTTGTCCCGCATCGTGCATCGGGGTATCCGGTTAGGATCGACGCCGTTCTCTAGGAGCCAGTCTCGCCACTCGCCCCACTCTGGGCCATCCGATGCCACCGTCTTCGATGACGGCCCGGTCGGAGCGCTGCCCTTGGCAACTCGCCCCCCTTCACTCTCGGCAATCGGTTTCTCCGACTGTGCCGACCTCGAATGTTGAGTGCCGTCTGTCCGCCTACCGTCCTCGAAATCTGAATTTTCGACTGCCGCTCTCTCAACGGGTACGGTGTCTTCTTTCTTTTTAGGTTCTATGGTTAGGTGTCATGGATCGCCAATGCGTCGGCTATAGTGCCCTTGGCGGGCCAGCAGCGCCCCGTCTTGGCATCGGCCCAGCGGAGCGCCAGCAGCATCAACACACGCAGCGCTACGGGCGTCAGGGTAGGATCACATGCCGCCGCCTCTAGAAGCGCTCCACGGCGCGTTGCGAAGCCCTTGGCGGCTGGAGCGGGATCGCCGCTTGCGTTGCCGGGTTGATTCCCGTAATTATCAGGGGAGGCCTTCGCTAAGTCTTCATCACTATCCACGCCGCTCCCGATGCCAGTCGGGGCGGCGTTTTCTTTTTCAGCGTCGAAAGAATTGAGGTTGGACACAGCGCCTGAAAGGCGTTGTGCATCAATGGCGTCACCGCATGGGGTTGGACCATCTAACCCGCTGTAGTGGCAAGATTCTGCCCCTTCAGTGGGTGTTGTC